AGACTAAGCCGCTAATGCCATTTCTGGCGCATAATTGTCATTTGCAATTATAAGTTTTCTTCGCGTTAACCCAGCTTAGATCGGGGTAACTCCACTCGCCTATTAATCCGCCTGTCGATCCTAGTTCAGCCCCATCATAAGCACATTCTGCTTAAATCAAATTGCACATTCTGCTTAATGTGCTTATGGTGGAGCTGCCGGGTACCGCCCCCGGGTCCAGCTCGTCGTTTAGCTTGCTTCAACGTTACGTACTATTTATAACACATTTACGCTATTTCGTCAACCTTTTCCTTTAAAGGATTAGCAGGATCTACGTTTAAGTACTTCCCCCACTCTGCATAGAAGTGACGCATACCAACTTCATCGTGTATGGTATTGTTCTCATGCCTACCGTGTAGTATATTTCTACGTTCTGTGCCAGGTGCCATTGATACACCTTGTCCAGTTACACCTAGCAAATCTTCATGTAGGTTACGTCCGAATGGCCCCCATATAGTGTTGTGATGATCTATACGTTGCTTGCGTTCATCTGGAGTATCTTTTAATAATCCATATCCACGAAACTCAATCATAACACTATTTGGTCCTAATGGTGTAATGCTATCACTACGGTATGCACTGCCTCGTAGGTTAAAGTTGTATCCTGGAAACAAGTCTACCATGTACCACTGATTTGGGGGAATTCCAGGAAAGCTCAATGCTCCGCGGTCTGTTGCTCCTTCAAACTTATCGTACTGCACTTCAAAGCTACCTACGTTTACGTGTCCGTTTTCAAATCCTGTACACGGACGAGCAAAGTACTCATCATTAAAGCCTGTTATACGATTGAAGTAGTGCATGTAGTCGTGATAGAACTCACTGTTAGTATCATGCCATAACTTATAGTTTGTTGGAATGATTGCTTTATGGTAATGGAACACTTCTAGTTCTTCTGTGTCAATTGCTGTAGCAATACAATCAAATGCACCGTCTGTCCATTGCTCTACATCCATGGTTGGGTTTGGATTTAGTGTTGTCCATACCATACCGCCATATTTTACTTCGGATATTAATTCTCTAGATTCAATTACATAATCTGGATCAACTGTACCAGCTACTCCCCTGAGTCCAGGATTAATATAGCATCCAATACGATCACCGTGATTTATTATAACTATGTTTCGAAATGCAATTTGAGATGTTCGATAGTCGCCTGGGTTCTTTATTTCACTCTTATGAATAATAGGGATCCAAACTTTAGAAAATATCTTTTCAATTTCTTGTTCGTAAATTTCTTGACTACTGTAACACTCGCTACTAATATACTCAACTGTTGGTTCTTTCAACCAATTTTTATGATTTCTTGCACCCATTACACTTTCTCCTTTACACTATGATTTTATATATAATAACATATAATATTGTCATTTTATATATAATAATATATATTCTTACTGTTATTTAATATATAATAACACGTAAAAAGGAGAAAGTCTAATTGAATGTTCCTATAACGTAATAGGCAACGTGTTAACCTTTATTTTAAACTCTAAAACTTTCGCCACAACCACAACGATCTTTTTCTATAGGATTAATAAATTCAAACCCTTCGTTTAACCCATTACGTACATAGTCTACTTCAATACCGTCTATATAAGTTAAACTCTTAGGATCTACTATTAAACTTACACCTTGGCTCTCAAACACAACATCATGCGAGTCTATTACATCAACAAACTCTAGTACATATGCCATGCCTGAACATCCTGTAGTTCTTACACCAAGTCGAAGTCCAATGCCTTTGCCTCGCACGTCTAAAAGTTTTTTAATTTGCGTTTGTGCTGTATTAGATAACGCTATCATAGGCTTAGCCGTTTGTGCAACAAGCTATAATTAGTTTAATGTTGTCGCTAATACGAGTATTGAAGTCAGCTTCTGATTGAGTGTGAAACAACCCTTCACTTAGTGCTCTGCTAAAACTAGCAGTAACATCATTTTGTTGTCCTAATCTTGCACATGCCTCTAATGTTGAGTAGCCTCCACTTAGACCAACAACCTTATGCACATTAGGTAACTTAGTTAATTTATGATATAAATTGTTTACTTCTGGTAATGTTAGTTTAAGTATGCACTTACCTTTAAAGTTTTTTAAGTGACGTTGTAACGCAGATTCAAGTAGTACTTCAATCTCTTTTTTGTACAAATTGTCAATTGGAACTTCTGGCTCAACGATTGGCATAAGTCCGGCATCAGAAATCTGTGTTGCTAGTGCAAATTGTTGTGTAAGTACAGCGTCAATAGTTTCATCGCTTTTTATAATACTACGCATTTTAGTGCCAGTACAGCCGTTTGTTTTTGCGTAATCAATCATATCAGTAATTGGAAATTCTTTAAGGGTGCCGTCAACTTCGCACCCACTATCTACTTTGAGATATGTTTCAATCCCTTTGTAAAAAAGATTATCTACAATGTTTTTGTCAACACTATCTTTGTAAACAATTGCAGCCCAAATGTTTGAACTATCAAATAAAGGTGAATTAATCATACGCAATCGCATATCGTGTACAAGGTCCATTTTATTTTCTTCTGTGTACTCTTGGCCGTAACGTTCTAGTACGCCGCCTGTGCTACCTCCACTATGATCCATTGCCGCAATAAACTTACTCATGTATTATCTCCATCTGTATATTTCATCTTTGATTTATCAAAAGTTTTAGGGTCTAGTATGCCGTCTTTACGGAATCGTTTGTTGTACTTCCGCTTGATCTTTTTAATTTGTCCAGCACTCCAGTTATAGAACTTACGTGAGTTTTTACTGAGAGCATCGTATTCATCGCCCCCTTTCATAGGAATCTTACTCATATGTTTCTCCGGTACTTCTAAAAAAGTTCTCGCTCCAGAATGCTTTGTCGTCAATCCAAATATCGTAATGTGGTTTATTACCAACATCAAGCTCGTGGTACTTTGCTCCCCATTTATTAAGTTGTTCTTCTGTTAATGGGCGATAGTCAATGCCACTACTGACTCCACGAGCAGTCATGTATTTAATTATGTGTCCTTCGTCGTACATTCTATTTACGCGGGCAATACGGTCCATGTACGGGATATGATTAGCATAATCTTTCTTGCCGCCACTGTTGGGTATAATTACTTCTTTGCAGATAGTGCCATCTATGTCAATAATATATTTCATTCTACTCTCTTCTAATCAAAGTGACCACCTTTGCAGGCAACCTTCTCAACTTCTTTAAGTTGATATTCTTCCCATGCTTCGTCAAATCCTTCTTCAGCCATCCAAGATTCTTCGTTGTACCAAACTCTTTTAAAATAACTATTGTATAATGCTAATACATCTAATTCGGACATATTAATATGTCCTTTAACCATCCACAATAATCTATAGCATTGTTTTAAATGCTCTTCAGATTGGAGTGGTAAAGTTTTGCTTGGGGGTTCGAAAGATTTGTGCTTGGGCATAGTGTTTCCCGCTAATATCTTTTATGTTATGACGTTTTATAGTAACTCGTACGCCTTACAAGTATTTAGTATGATAGCTAGGCATGTTATAATATGGAGTAGCACCCACCCTGTTCGGATAAGTGCTACTCTGTCTGCTTTTGCGTTGTCTTGGTAGGCTTTGGTGCCAAGTGCTTTACACCAAACAGCCCACATCTTACATTGCGTTCTTTTTATCTTGAACTTCAGCTCTACGACTCTTAGATAATTTACTAAGATCACCAAGTGCTTTTCTTGCTCTTGCTGCAGCAGCTTTTACGCCTTTTTCTTCAAACGTTTCCGCTTCTTTTAAATAGTTATTAAATGCTTGTACAATTTCTTCGTGAATGCTCATTGATTTCTCCTTTGTTAAATTTTAGGTTAAACTAATACTAAGTTGCTAGTACTTGAAAGGTACTGTTTAGCCATTTCTTTCTCAGTCCTACTTGCACAAAGTACATTGTTTGCATCAAATGTAATCTTTGCGTCTGCCTCTATAGTAAACATAAACGGTGCTAATGCTAATCCATCTTTATTCATTGTTAGCATTAGTGGTTTCTCTACTACATATTTTGACGATGTAAGTGAATCTAATCTTGCAACAACTTCTTCACCTGATGCTAGTTTAAAACTTACAGTATCGCCATTTGTTAATGGTTTTTCTAATAACATATATTTCTATCCGTGTCCTGTTCCGTTAAATCCCGTGTCTTGTATATAAGTAATTAGTTCACTATAGCCACCTATAACCTTATTACTGATTATAATTTGGGGGAAAGTGCGAGCAGTTGGACACAGTTTTAACAACTCCTCTCTAGTAAGATTTTCATTTAAGTTGCGAGTCTTAAATGGAATATGCATTTGAGTAAGCAAGGCTTTTGTTTTATCACAAAATACACATCCGTCTTTAGTTAGTACTAATACTTCCATCATAAACTAAATCCTTTCAAAACATTATCGTCAACATCTTGCTTGATGCCGCCGATGATATAACTTTCAACCTCCGTCTCTTGTGGAGCAACTTGTAGCCCAGAGCTACTTAACCAATGTTGCGTCCAAGGTAGAGGATTAGTATTTACTGGTTG